AGCGGCATCTTGACATCGTGGATCTTCCCGCGTTCCAGAGCCTGGCGAAGTGAACCACGATCTGCACCGATTGGCGTGATTGACCATTCCAGCATCTCGGTTTCAACGAAGTCATACCCGCGCCAGCCGCTCCAGTGTTCAACGCCTTCTGCCAGTTGCTCAGCCTTCATGGCCTTGTTCATCATGGCCTTTAAGACGTTGAACCCGATGGATGCCATTCGCAGAATTCCTTCATCCACAGCGGCAAAATAAGGTTCTGCATGGGGCAGCTTGCTGAAGTAGACGGTGGCCACAACTTTTTTGGCTGAGGCTTTCAGTGCCAGCTTTCCGCTTGGATTACGACTGGTTCCAATCGGCAGAGTCTCACCAGACAGGCCGTGATCATAAAGCACGACTGGGTTCTGTTCGTAATACTGCGTGACAATGCCCTTACCAAATTTGTTGGGAATCAACTGCAGCATGTTCCCGTGGCGGTTCTGCTCTTTCGGACGGGTCACGATCACAAAGTCCGCAGACATCGCCCCGGCATCGGATGCCTGGTAGATCGCTGATTCATCACGCTGGCATAAACGCCCCGATGGAAGTACCAGATCCGGTGCATGAGACATCATGTCAGACTGGATCGAATCCATATCCGAAACGAATTCCGGTACGTCTTCCTGATCCAATTCATCATCAATAACAGTTGCAGCAGGCATGATTTAAACTCCATCGGGATGTGTCGGTGAACTATTAAGAAATACTTAACAGTTGCGATTTACTTCTCGGCTTCAAGGCCTTTCTGGCGATCTTCAAACATCATGGCAACGATTTCCCGCAGGTCCTCTTCCGAGATCTTGTTGGGGTCTTCGCCGAGATCGAATTCATTAGCCGTGGCGAATTCAATCAGTTCCGGCTTCTTCAGTGCACGGACCTTCTCGACCGTCATGGGGCCTTTCTTTTCGGCATCAGCAACATCAGAACCGTCAAACTCAACCGGCTTTTCAATCGGGTTCTGCGGCAGGATCTTCACGCCCGCTACGGGCACCTTGTATTCAGCAGCCAGCACTTTTTTGATGGCTGCTTCCTGTTCCGCCTGATCTGCTGTTGGCTCTGGGATGGTGACATTCCGGGTTTCGGCCTTGCGCCCAAGGATCTGGTACTTAACCCTGAACGGTCCTTTTGTTGCTGCTTCTTTAGCTTTAGCCATCGATTTCATTCCTCAATCAAAGTAGGCCACTGAGGTGCAGCGGCAATGAATAATGTTCCCTGCGGATGCTCCCAGTGAGTTGTCTCCAGGATGAATCAGTTTCTCACCACTGACCGTGTAGGCTTCGTTGTTCTTTACAATCTGGCCGTCCGCTGCGATGTGATTAAACCGATCGCTGGGTTTGACTCCGCGTGTTAGTTGGTCGATAGTTGCAATCCACCATTTCTTGTCAATCCCGATTTCTGTTCTCGTGATCTGCTGGCCATAATTCATGGAGCCAGTCACTTCAGTGCGAGCAATTCGCCTGGATGTATACTTGGTTTGATTATTCAAGATGCCCCTGATTCGCTTTGACATGGCGTCAAGACTGTCCCCGTCCTTCAGGCCTTTCTCGATCGCACGCCTGAGCCCTTTATGGGATGTTGCCCCTACGCGATTCCAAATGCCAGCTTCCCTCTGGCTCAGGAACTTCTTTGCCTTGCGCTGCAGTTCAGGTGACATCTCAACATGGATAGACGGCGGGGCCTCAGCATCTTCCAGAGTGACATCCTGTATTACCTGTGCGAGAAACCTCTGATCTATCTCCTGAGTATCAAACCACTGTTGTTCGAACTCCACGCCACGCCAGAGCATCCGGTTCCACTCTGGCACCATCAGGCGATTGAAGCGGGATTTGTAGTCGGACGGCTTGAACACATCATCCACAGTGAATCCGGTTTTACCGATTTTCTCCACGCGTTTCATGACATCAGAAGAAACGCCACGCCAGAATGCAGTCTGCTTCTTCAACACCCTGGATTCAGTGGGATCGTAGGCCCGTCGCCAGCTCTTACCGATCCGCCGACGGCGTTTATATGCCGCGTCTTTCTTTGACTTTTGGGCAAAGAACGGCTCCAGCCTATTCGTCGTCAGTGTTGTCATCTTCTGGTTCCGGTGGGGCCGTAGTGGTCGATTCCTCTTCCGCGTCGTCGTCAATTTCATCCATAGCCAGTGCGTCATCCAGCGGGACAAAGCTGCTGGCGATGTATGTAGACTGCGATGCAGGAGTACCCAGCGGCTGACGATTACGCTTGACCAACTGCATGTCTGGAGAAAGCGCCCCGATCTTAAAGTCGAGCTCGTCCTCTTTGAGTTGCCGTTCCCAGTCATCCGGTGCACAGTCTTCGAAATAGCAGACAATTCGGGGATCGAACTTGTTGGCAATTCGATGAGTGATAAAGCCAGCCAGCATCCTGTTTGAAGGATTAACGACGTTCTCGCAGAAGACTAGGTACGCTGTCTCCACCACGGATCGGTTCATGTCACTGGTTACGCCTGCTAGAATTTTTGGTACACCATGCAGTGCAAAGACCGAATCCCGCACATCGCCCGATGAGTTTGAGAAATCCAGTTCCTTCGGGGCATAATGCAGCTTATCCATCTTCATGTCAGGCGGTACAAGGAAGGGCTCGGATGTATTTTCCACGCCTGAGATGCGGTACATCACACGCTCTTTGATGCGACGAATTTCTTCCTTCGTGACTTGGGAGCTGTAGCTGTCTCCCAGATTCAGCACCACAGAGGGATTGATTGAGTTCTTAAACGAATGCCAGCGGCTGCGCTCGATCGACTTCGTGTTGTCAATCCAGATCGCACCCGCCTCAACAGGGCTATGACCACTGAACTTTGATTTCGGATTCTTGAAACCGCAGATTTCAATCTCTTCCGCTGGTATTCGGAATTGTTTCGCGCGGCCTTCCGGCGTGACCATCCAGTGATCAAGCACACCAGCATAGTTCCAGATCGGAGTCATCCAGTCATTGGGCATCACGTAGATGGCAGCAGGCAGCCCGAGACCGTTAGGCACCACCCACCAAAAGAACTGGCCAGTGAGCCTGAGAAACATTTCTGTTTCATACCGCAGCGCCTCCCACCAGTCCATCTCATTGCAAGTCTGAAACAGCTTGACCAGCGGGTTTGCGTCAGGAATCGGCTTCAGGTCATACGCCTCTGACTGCAGTACACCCTTATATGTCGCGCGCAGGTGATGCTTTTGCTTTCTGTCCAGGTGCAGCCGCTGCCCCGGCTCGGTCTTGACTGGCACGCCGAAAATGGGGTGTGCCTCTGATACCTTGGTGGCAATCCGATTGATGGCCACGTAGTTCCACAGTTCAAATGATTCGATCTGCTCTTTTTCCTTTTGCATCGAACTGTACGAGCCACGCATTGAAGGCATGGACATGATCGAAGGCAGGTCGGGACCACCCACTGCTTGTGCGACCTGTGGACTGAATGTGTCAAGAAATCTATTGCTCATTGTTGACTGCCTTAATTAACGCCTGCAGTTCGGTTGTGTGGATAGCCCCCTCCAGATTCGCCTTTGCCTGGAATGTCTGAACAGCATCCCTCAGGGCTGAAATGATTTCACCCTGATATTTAACCCGATCCTCGAGCAATTCATTCTGGTACTGCAGCAACTTGAATTCCCGCAAGACATATCTCGGCACCTTGATTACGCGAACCTTCTTTTTCTCCGTCATTTCATAGTCCAATGATTCATGTCGCAAATAGTCCCTGCTGCGCGGTACACACCGGCTAAAACGGAATCAGGGTAGCGACGGTCCAAAGCAAGTAAACACTGATTGACGAATTCAACCTGATGGCTCAATTCCATGGTGGGGAGCTTGGAATACTGATCCAGCGTCATTTTCCCGCTGAGCAGGTCAAACGGGTTGCCGTTGACCAGCGTTTCTGTCTCTGTTTCCACGGCACAAATGAAGTCAGGGAAGACCAGAACATCGATCACGCCCCGGGGCTTGCCGGTATAAACCCGCCTGCCCGCATTCTTGCACGAATCATTCCGGCAGATACACCAGGCTTCTGCTGGTCGTTCCATCTGCTGGCCGCAGTTCTTGCACAATCCACCTTTCTGGGATCGGCTTCCCTGTAGGATCTCAGTCTGGAATCCTTCTTCCCCCTGAGCGTGCATCTCTGGACTCAGGTGAATCCGAAAGAACTCTTTTACTTGCGAAACCCTGATTGGCTTGGCGAACTTTAGAAGTACGTGTGATTGCCGTTTGTCTTCAGGCAGTTCCTTGTTGTGCTTGATGTACTGAGCGTTTGAGGCTGCGATTTCCATTTCTCATAGTCCTTAGAAGAATTCGTCGTTTTCGAGGATTGAATCGAGGGACACATCCACCGATTGCAATGCTCTGTAAAAGTAAACTGCTGAGTCGGCCCGGTCGGGGGATCTGCCCAGCTTCTCTGTCACTGATTCGATTTGATTTTCCTTGCCTGGAATCTTCCGTTTGGGGGTGATTGCGAATTTGAAACCATCTGTTCTCAGAATCTTTTCGGGAGCAGTCAGCTCCTGAATCAACAGATTGTCTTCTGGGATCATGAACGGAATATCCTTCCACGAACCGTTTTCATCAATCCGTTTAGCGAACTCGCCATAGTTCTCTGCCCGCTGATTGGTGTATCGTTTGGGGTCCACGTCGGGAGTGGCATTCCCACGCATCTCAACGACTTTGACGCCACGTTTGCGAAGCATGGCCACCACGCCCCAGCCGACTCCATCCATATCAACGCCCACAGGGTGACCGCCTTTGGTTAGGTCAATGCGGTAGAACTTGCGCGCGGTCTCTATCGCCCAGTCAACGAGGCTGCCAGCATCGCCCAGCCGAACCTCATGTACCTGCCGGATGCCTTTGTTGCCGCCTGCAGTCAAGGTCGAGGGATCGCCATTCAGCGAGGCACCCACGTCGAGACCGAAAGCCTCAACAGGCAATGTCAGATCCAGCAGCCTGGGAATGCAGCTCATCAGGTGCTGGCCCTGCATGGCCCGCTCTTTGTGCCTGCGATGTATATCATGCCACTTCTTCCAGAGGCGATTTGGTTCTTTGAACCAACGGCGGAAGATCAACTGTTTATCTGGATCTTCATCCGGGAACTTCCCATGTGCGTACACCCGCACCCAAGCGGGGTCTGGATGCTCGAGGTGCCCCAGATAGGTGTCATACGATGTCTGGCCGGGAATGACGGGTGCCGCCTTCTGCATGTCAATGGCGTCAATCATCTCACCCGCGTCATAACGTTGGCCATCGATCAGCACGCCGCCCTTGGGGGCAATCGCCGTTTGCAGGCACTTCAGTTTGACATTGAGACAGTCACCGCCGCCGATGGTGATTAACCGCCGCCGTCCATAGGGACCAATCAGCGTCTGAGTCAGATCCTTTTCGTCTTCGTCAGCCAGATCGAACCCGGCCCGGAACTTGCCTGCCGTCGTACGGGGATTCGCCAGAAACAGAGACTTCTTCGCCTGCGTATTCGCCAGTGCAAACCGGGGGTTAAGTACCTCGGCAGTCGCTTCATCAAACACAAACAACACATGCGGGGAGTGCTGGCCCGAAAAGCCTTCCCCGGAATTCGGCGAACTGACAACGGTCTCATGTTTTCGGCTGTTCTTATCCGTGATGCCG